GGTGTTGGTGGAAATCAAGCTCATGGTGGACATGGAAAAATAGTTTTAGTGCCTTATGTATTTACAGCAAACGCAACAGGAAATTTTATTTCTACTGCAATTACAGTATCATCTACAAACAAGATGGGTGCAGTTATTACTTATCAAGATGCAGTAGGAACTAACGCATTAAACACAGATATTATTATTCAACTCTCGGCTGATAATGGATCTAATTTTTCTACAGCTACACTTACAGCTTTACCAGATTTTGCTACTGGTATTAAGATGGCGAAAGTAAATGACTTGAGTGTGACAGCAGGAACACAATTAAAATATAAATTATTATTTGCTAATCAAGCAGCAGGTTCAAAAGTAGCCAGAATAAGAGGAGTATCTTTACAATACTAATATTATGTTATGGCCAGAGTTACTAAAAAATCAACTTCTTCCAGTGTAACACTAGCAAAGATCAATACAAAACTACATCATATTCACAAAGATTTAGAAAAGAATACAAAGGATATAGCAGCTCTCAAAGAGCAGATGGCTATGGGAAAGGGTGGGTTGAAAGTTGTTGCTTGGCTAGGAATAGTAGTAGGTGGCATAGTAACTGCCTTCGGATATTTTAAATGAAAGTTAGTGAGAACACAAATGTACAGCTTCCATTACGTAATTTAATTTCTATCATTGGAGCTGTAGCTGTAGGTGTATGGGCCTACTTTGGTATTGTAGAAACTCTCAACAAACATAGTACAAGACTAGAGCTTATGGGTTCAGATCTTGAAAAGAATACAGAATTTAGGATCAAGTGGCCACGTGGAGAAATGGGATCTCTGCCTGCAGATAGTGAGCAGTTTATGCTTATAGAAGATTTATATAAATCTGTAGAAAAGTTAATACAGAACCAAGAAATGAATATGACCAACAAAGTAAATATAGAATTTATACAAAGACAAGTAGAAAAATTATTAGAGGATGTTGAAAAATTAAAAGATGCGAATAGAGAAATTAAATATACAAATGGTAGTGGACAATGATTGAAACCATAGTAGCTCTTTTATTAATAGTTAATAACGAGATTGTTGAACACAGAATACAACCTGCTATGAGTGAGTGCCTCAAGGGTAAGAGGGTTGCAGAGAGGCAGCTCAAGGGTGGCAGTAACGTACAGTATCAGTGTATAAAATCAGAGGCAGAAATTGAAACAGATAAATTAGGCAACAAACATATCAAAAAATTAATACTTAAATAGTGGCCAAACAAAAATTTATAGACTTCTTGCCAAGGCCCAAGCCTAGGAAAAGACCAGGCAGGCACAGTAAAAAACCCAATAAAAAATTTAATAGAAAGAAATACGTTGGCCAGGGCAGGTAATACAACTGTTGCACTACAACAATATTTTTTGTAAAAGTAAATCATGTTACCTTTTTTAGGCATATTAAAAAATCCTATCTTTCGCCTGGTGGCTGACAAGACCATAGGCGCAATCTCCCATAAGTTGGAGAAGGATAAGATAATCAAAGCAAAAGAGATAGAAGCTACAACCAAGCTTGATATTGCTAAAGTAGGTGTACAGCTAGAACAAGTTAAGCAGCAACAAAACTCATGGAAAGACGAGTACCTCGTAGTTTTTTACACACTGATTTTTCTTGGGCATTTCGTACCATGGACACAGCCATGGATGGATAGAGGATGGCAGATCCTGGGCCAAGCAGATCCTATGTTCTGGTATATTATTTTAACAATAGTGGGAGCTAGCTTTGGTGTAACCACAATGAACAAGATAAGGAAGAAGTAATGACAGTTAAAGAACGTATTAAAGAACATGAAGGTTTTAGAGATACAGTGTACCTGGACAGCCTGGGTAAAAGAACAGTTGGATATGGACACCTTTGCGTAGAGGATCACTGGGAAGATGGCAAGAAATATGACAAAGAATATTTAGATGAAATCTTTGATAAGGATTTCCAAAATGCTGCAGATCAATGCGAAGATCTTTGTAATGATTATGAGCTAGACTTACCAGAAACAGTTACAGATGTTTTGATAGAAATGATTTTCCAACTTGGTATTGGAAATGTAATGAAGTTTAAAAAATGTTTGGCAGCTCTCCAGGAGAAAGACTTTGAAACTGCAAGCCTGGAAATGTTGGATAGTAGATGGGCATCTCAAACTCCATCAAGAGCAGAGAAGTTATCTTTGATTGTTAAAGAAGCTGCAGGAAGTTAGATTATCTTTTTGCAATATCTCTTTTGATATACCAATTATTCCAGGTATGTTTCTTTCCATCATTATGAAACCTGCCAAGAATTCCTTTATCAACTAAAGCGCAAAGCTTGTTGTAGGTTGCTGTTACACTGCTCATCTCCATAGCAGCTAGTATTCTTACAGAAGGAGCATGGCCCTTCTCATCATTAAATTTTTTGAAATTTACAAACACTGCCATTTGTCCAGGAGTAACAGAGTAATTAATTTTTTCCTGTAAAAATCCAGATCCATCACACCTTGGACAAATAGTTTTAGTATTATATTTTTTATTGTTTGCCACCCAACTCTCCTGCTATGGTCATATACTCATTCCAGATTGATGTATGTAATCCACTATCAACTTTATCTACTTCTTTCAAAGTATCATCATTGATAAGTAGGAGCTGCTTCAAGAACTCAAGCTTCTTCTGCTTGGAAGTTGTTTTATGATTTTTTATTTTATTCATATTATTCATAAATTCTTCTGCAAAAGATTTGGGATCTTCACAATAAACTGCAGGCCCTTTCAATCTTCTCATATCCCAGGGAGATTTATCATCCTCTGGTTGAGTATCTTGCTCCTGGGCCATAGGAGCTTCAGAATGACCAAGCTTTCCTTTGCCTATAGTTGTATCATCTTTAGCCTTCAAGGCATCTCCTGGGCCTTCTATGGCCTTTTTAGATAGATCTTTTAACTGATCTACAACTGGTTTTACAGTTTTTGTAGGAAAATCGTTAGCCTCCTCTGAAGTAATAACTCCTCCTATTTTATCTGCAAATACATCTCTCAATGCAAAGCCTCTAGCTCTCATCTTTAGCATCCTATCTGGGTAAGATTTCCATGGCCCAGATCTGTTAAGCAGGCCTGCTCTGTTGGCATCTGCCATAGAGAACTCTGACTTGTACCAGGATTGCCCACGTCTTTTAACTTCACATACAGCTTTCCTTGAAGATCCTTCTCCAGATACTGTTTCTTTTATGTCCTCAAAATCTGGAGATCTTCTGCATAATGCAAGAAGGCTATCTCCATAAATACTTGGCTTGCCATTTATCACAGCAATATTCTGCAGCGATTGTATTGGCGATAGGCCAAGCTCATCTCCCCAACTCATAGCCAGGTAAATATCTGCAGGCTTTCCTCTGAATTGTTGAGGCACTAGATTTGAATTAGAAATCTCCTTGGCAAATACCATAGGATCTTTCTTAATTAACTTACTCATAAATTTAAGCTCCTTTGATTTGGATCTTCTGTTAATGGTTTAAATAAAATATCAATCAACCTGTAAGATCCTTTAAATTTAGATTGAAAAACTTTAGAGCTTGGTTGTAGATGCTGCAGCTCCTCTGGTTTTAGCTGCATAATTTTGTTGTTATGGCTTATCTCTAATCCACCTTTTTTTATTGCAGCCTGTACTTCATAATCTCTGACAGATACATACTTGCCCTGCCAAAGTTTAGTTACTTTTTTCTTTTTCATTGTCCTCCTTGATTTGGATTGTGTTGGATCTTTTTGAGTATGCTTCTTGAGCAGGTACAATTTTCTCTGGCTTTGCTTTGTAGTTTCTTGTTGGCCAAGAAATTTTAAAGTTATTGTACTTGGCAAAGGCAGCTTCTCCCATAGCTCCTTTGATTACATCCTGTGAGCTTTCAATCTTTTTCTTTCCAGATTTCATTTCAAGATTGCCCTCATGCCAGGTGTTGATAGCATCTCCAATCTGGTTGTTACCAGATAGATCTTTGGTATCATCTTTTGCTTCTGGATAAACCAAAGAGAAATCAGAACTTTTTTCTGGATCGTAAAATATTTCTTTTTCTCTCCTGCTCCAGAACTCACGCACAGCATTACTGATAAGATCCTGCGTTTCTTTGTGTGGGAATATTGGCCAGTATTGTATCTCCCACGTCTTGATATTGAATACCATTACAACAGATCTCCCAATGTTAGTACACATCATCTGGCCCTGGACTTGTACTGGCCCTTTGTACAAAGGCAGTGTTGGTTCATGGATTGATGTAACTTTGTATTCAAATACTATATCTCCCTGCAGCTCA